ATTTAATACACCTAGGACTCCACTGCTGGAACTAGCAGTCTCATCGTCCTACTATAACCTAATATAGTGATGTTCGCGCCTAAGCCACTTCAGAAGTTCCTTCCTGATTCAGCCTATATTTCACATCAATTAGATGGCGCAAGTCTTTTTTTCAGCTTACAAAGGAGTCATACCCTGACTAAACAAGGCCTCCGTTTGGGTAATAGTTGTATGAGCAATCCTAAAGCTAAGGACACCATTGGCGATCATCTTAAGATAAACCAGCTCCATGAATTCAGTATTCGCAGTATTGACAATGAAGTCATCCTGTTGGAACGCTGAACCCGGTGTTGCTGTTACAAGATCAATCGGATTAGGTCCAGCAAAACCAGTTCCACCAACTGAGAAGAGAAGATTTCCCTCCCAAGGGACAGTGAAAGTGAATTGCCAGACATTTGTTGGTGTGTGTGTTACAAATACTCCGAGATTCGTTCTATCTCCATTCTTATTAGTAAATGCCCCTGATACAGTGGCACCTCCGGATAAGTATGCGTAGAGCGAGTTTCCAAGTGAAACATCGCCTAACTGGGGAGTCATGAGAGTAACATCATAGTCAACCCACATATTTCCTAAAGGGAAATTATCTTGTTGACCTTGGCAGGCGATATTCAACCTACCAACGCTATAGCTTATGAGGGAATCAGAAGGAGGTTGGCCTCTAAGAACGAGGTACGTCTTCTGCTTCCGAAGATCCTCAAAATCGGACCTATGTTGACAAGATGACCAAGAGGGTGAATTAACAGAGCCTCTATAGGCAAGCGCTTGGACCTTGGTAGTAGGCGCAGGGTCATCAGGATCATAGTCAACAATAAGTGAAACATTACCTGGAGTGATAGAAGCACAGGTGGCTTCATACGTAAACACTAGACTATTAAATACATATGACTCATAGTTGGTCGCAATCGTGCTCAACCATGGAAACATATTGACACTACCGGGATTAATAGCCATTGTTCTTACAACCGTAAAAAGTTGAGACCCCAGAAGGTCGGCGAAGAACTCACGATGTCTAACAGTAATATCACCGTTAGGACGCATCTTGGTTCTGGGTCTTCCAGTAGCTGTTACGTATGATTGAGAAACTGGCGCAATAACCCTTTTTGAGACCTGAGTTATTGTTTCTCCTTGAGGTTTCCTGTTCCTCTTCTTTTTGTTCTCCTTGGGAACCCGACGGGCGTTCCCTTTATTATTATTCTTATTAGATGATTTATTCATTTATGGGATACCACTGAACTGTGGGACTGTACATCAATTAGTACAGACATTAAGATGAAAGGCTTTCCTTCCGAACCATTGAGTTAGGTATTAGCGATTTGCCCACCCCTCAATCGTAATTCGTACTATAGACCTTTACACATCTTGACTCTGCCTACCCGTGCAGTCTCTCGGCATTTGACCATTACTGGCTTTAGCAAGGAAGTATTAAGTAAAATTAAAAGCTTTACACCTTTTTGGGTAGATTAATCTAATTAACCCCATAGACAGTTTAACGACTTATCCAGGTCGTCATCATAGGAAAATAATAAATGTAAGTTGCAGTTCTAAACAACGTAGGTTGAAGGATTAGAATAATACCTCAAACCAGAAAAAGAAAATAACTTTTCTTTAGAAATCGGATAAGTCTCAGAACTCGATCTACATTCGTAGATGGTTACCTCAGGAATTGATCTGACCCAAGGGACTTTAATCTCATTCTCGACCTCTTGAACCTGATAACCAGGGAGGGGGAATTGGGAAGAAAGAGGGATTGTCCTCTTTTGACTAAGCTTATACAAACAACTTCTAGCCACACTTCTCTGAACGGGTGTTATAAATACCTTAAAACCGTTAGGTTTCGTGATACCTAAGCCACCCAGAGAAATGGGTAGAAATAGATTACGGGTGAAGATTTTAATCTTACCATTTTGTTCATACAAGCCAAGTGTTTCCTTACGGAGATTTTCCTTATTAACTTCTAAATATTTGGCCAGTAAAACTTTTTGTTTACCGGGCAAGGAACCTTCCATGACTTTAGGTAAAGAGGTTACCAAATTTTCAAAATTGTCATGTACAGATTGTTTACGAAGAATTGATAGGAGACGATTGGGATCGAGAGATCTCGATTTCCAAAAGGTATCGCGATCAGTTAATATTCGATGATAATCATGTCTATATCCATTAAGACCTAGACCAACTAAATATTCATAATCTTTTAAACTAATTAGATTACTATATTTATTGTAGTCCTCAATCCTATAGGCTTTAAACGGTTTCCCCTCTACAGAGGAAGTACCCGATTGACCTTGGACTTTATGTTGTCCATAGAATAGACCTGTGTTCAGATAATTAACCTGATACGGCGTCTCTTTACTCCTTATATCTTCTTTTTTTATTGATATAAGTGTTCCTTCAGGAGTGATATACCCGTCCTTAGACCATTGGTAGTTAGAATCACAAAAGGAAAAATCACAATAATTCTTATATATCTTAGTTAAATCATAACGGACAGAAGTCGAGTTAAGATTAAGATAAGAAGAATGTGTGTAAGATTTTCCGATTGACATCTCTAGCCCAACAAGAGAACCATATTTGATATGCTTCTCCCATAGGGATATATCAGCAGCATAAACCATATCATCACCATTAACCAAAACATGATTAAGCCTCTGTCGATGGGACCATAACATTTGAGAATGCTCGGTCACTCGGAGATACAAACCTAAGTTTGCGAGGCATAGAACGAGGAAGGAAAGAATACCGCCCATTAAGTTACCATTAGTCATGGTCCCCCTATGTTCAATAGACAATTTTCCGCACTCGTCTAACGTGGGATAATACAATTCATGTGGCCCGAAGGAATAGTTAGCCAATTCTTCTTCTTCATCAGGTAAGAGTTGTACAACTCTAGAAAGTATCTGTGAAGAGTATAAATAAGATAAGCAGTCGGTAGCAGCCGAATAATCAACAGAGAACCATCGATCAGTTGGTTTAGCCATTTTGGAAAGGTCGATCATATCGGTAGGACAAAAGGGCCTACCTATTAGCCTGAAACAAGGTATCTTCTTCATTATATTATGGAGCTTCTTTTGAAGACGCTTATTAATATACTGAAGTAGAGATTGTTCCTTAGATATAATCCTTATCTTATTAGGTTCCTTTATTGCTTGGATCGTGCAATAGGGTAGTTGACCAAAATGCATCCAGTCAACTAACCTTTCTTTTTCTATATGGGTCCGGAGGGTATTCCAATCCTCGAAACCAGTGCAAACTCTCTGTTCCCCAACAATATTATGCTTGAGGACACCGTCAACAAAAAGGGATGGGTATAAACGCATCGACCAAAGATCTGTTGAAGTTCTATAATCAACTTGAGAGAATTTACAGGTTGCAGAGTCGAGTTTACTCATAAGAGAAAGGTGGGTGAATTGACCACCATCTGCCTTTCTCTTCTCGAAGGAGGCACCACCGGAAGGGATGCTTTTACTCCAATCAGTATCTAACTCCATTGCATCTCTAAGATCTATAGAGATCTGTTCAAGAAGATCGTCAAAAATTGGCATCGTCATAATCTCATTAATGAGAGTCGGATCACCAGGATCTTCTTTAGTAAGAGTCTTAAGATGTTTATCATAGCTCTTAGACACAAAGTCCTCAGATAGAGGAAGAGTAGACCTTTTACTCTGAAACCAAGAATACCAAAAATGGGTATTCTTCTGGTTGTAAGCATTGCATCTCGCTTTCAACCATCTCCTAAGGGATCCACTAGGCATGAATCGCTGGTCGGGCATAGGAGGTAAAGGATTTTTAAGATATTTCGCGAGAAAGTAGGTAAGGGCATCTTTTGCTCTTGTAAGCCACACTTCCTCACTAACTGAGGTATCTAAATAGGAATGCATCTGTTTCGACAGATCTTCCCGGATCGTTAATGGTGCACCATGTACTTCCATAACGAGATCCAATCCTTTAAGAACTGCATCTGAACGCTGACATATTGTCGGCTGAGAGTGCGTTAAGTTCTCAGCAGAGTCAGGGGCAACCCTGACCTTTGCTTTCACACAATTTGAATTCTTTGAATTTAAATTATTATTTAATGTCGTGGACATAATTGCGTGAATATACCTTTATCTTATTTAAA